CTGATCTAAATATTCATTACCTTGTTGTCTTGTATAATCTATTTCAAATAAAAATTCTAATCCACTTACTTTACCTACGTTAGCACCGTCTGACCAAGAGTTTTCAGTACCATCGTAAAATGTTTGTGCTCTGTTTTCATAACCAAACCTAGCTATTTTACGTATACCTAACGCTAAGTTGTAATCGTACGGCGTTTGTATTGTAGCTGTTTCAAGACCATTTATAACTGAAAATGTTTCTACATCTGATATAGACGTACCACCGTTTGCAGCCGCATAAAACGTAGAGAACTTAAATATTTTTTTAAAGTTTTGTGAACAACATTTTTTTGGCGCTGCACAAGCTGCCAATGCTATACACATTATTATAATTAGTTTTTTCATTCTTTTATTTTAATTGTTATATCATGCGGCGCATATTCATTGCCACCAAAATACGGGTATAAATAATACCTACGCAATAAACCCCAGTTGCCTTCAGGTCTTCTACGCACAAGTGTAGTATCGTTATCTATTACTATTACATAATAAAACGTTTTTATATCAATTGTAGCGTCATAAATTATATCTGGCTCTATAGTTCTTATTGTAGCAGAACTATGCCTACCTTCCTCATGACGTAACCAGCAAAGCTCTAGCTCGTTGTTTATATACCTCCAACCAAGCCTTATCGAGTATTTTTGATGACGCAAACCAAAATCACTCATGCCATATATTTTATTTACGTCGTGTTGGTTTTCTGGTATTTCACTAGTGTATATAGCTGATTCATCTAATATAAACTTAAAACTTATTTTAGAGTTGTCTGGGTGGTTAATAAAACTACCTGAGCTATGCTCGCCAGCTGGTATTGTATAAACTCTGAAGCCAAGATCATCAACTTCTTTTGAACATGAAATAAATAAAAGAAGTATCAGGAATTTTTTCATTTCATTAGTTTAAATTCATTTTTTGTGATCTTGATTTTTTATTTCTTTTGGCAGCTTGTTTTGCCTGTTTTCTAATACGTTCTAAATCTTTATCTTCTATACCTAAGTTCCATTTACTCCAACCAAGTAAATTAAATATTCTTTGCATATTACTATTATCTCTATCAGCAGCTTCTCTAAGGTTTTGAGTTTTTCTATATAACCTATTAGCAGGTAAAGTTGTTAAAGCTTCAATATAATTAGTAGCAGCAGACCAAACTGGATTATCAATGTTAAGCTTAGGCATAAAGCTTATTACATCACCGTCGTAGTTTAAAGTTTTTTCTGCGTTTACAATTTTTCTAGCCTTAATACCCATTGGTGGTGATACGTTTAGTAATTCAACTAAAACACTACTTTCGTCTTCGTTATACTCTTTAGTTCTTTCACCGGCAAAAGCAAACGCCATATTTTTTATTGTAGAAATTATAGCGCCACCAACACCAGAACCTCTAAGTAAACTGTCTAAAGTACCGTTTAATACTCTACCTCTTTTCTTTAAAAACTGCTCGTCATCTTCGTCTTCATTGAACAATGCTGCAAATAAAGCTGTTTGTAAAGTATAAAAAACTATGTTTTGAATCATACCGTAATAAAGTATTCTAGAAACATTACCCATATCACTAGCTTTTTGAGTTTTATAAGGAGGTGATATTCTTCTATTTATAAGATCGCTTGCAGATTTTTTTATTATTCTATTGTACTGCGATGTAACGTTTTGAAAACCTAATATAAACCAACCTAGCACAGAGTTTTGTTGAGACGAAGTCATGTCAGGTCTAGCAGACTGCTGAGTAGCTTCTGCAACAATTTGAAAATCTTCAAAAGCTTTTGTTTCTGCTTCTTTTTGGCTTAAACCTTCTTTTAAATAAGTATTAACTCTATTTCTATAAAAAGTAGCGCCACCAGAAGCAATAGCCATACTATCAGATATTTGAGTTGGCGTAAATCCTAAAGCTAATAATCTTTTTATTATAGCTCTAATAGGTTGTTTTGATCTAGCAGCATAACTAGCTATATCTTGATAATTAACATCCATAGTTAAACCACCACGCCTTTGCTTTAGCATGTCAGAATTAAATATCATCCCCCAATCTTTCCAGTATTGTTTTTGATCTGCAAAAGCTTTAGCTGCTTGAAACAAGTTGTTGTCTTCAAAATTTATAAAGTTAACAATAGATAATTGCTGTAATATTGATGACCTCATGTTGAAAAACATTACACCACCAATAGAAGCTTGTAAATAATCTAACCATCTATTTACCTGCTTGTTAACACCCTGAGGCCTTCTTCTACCTGATTTAATTCTATAAATCATATCTTCTATAGCTTCTCTTACACCTTCACCGTAAGCAGCCTCTATTTTGTTTAAATTTTTAGTGCTAAATATTTTGTCAACATTTTCAATAAATTCAATAAAAAACTGTTGTCTATTAACACCATCAGTTGCTTCTATTAAATCAGTTCTTATATCACCTATTTCCCAAACTTCAGTAGGTTTTACATAGTCTTTTTGTCTTGAAATAATATTTACATTTTCTGCAAACGCTAGCATTTCAGCGTCTGCTTTAACTATAGCAACTAATAAATCTTGATCAGATTTACTTAAACCAGGTATGTCATAACCAGCTTTGTTCCATAAATAAACTCTAATAGCATCTTGACCAGTATAATCGTCTTTTGTTTCTTTTATATTCTTATTTAACCTTTTAACAAGCTCTGGATATTTTTTCTTTAAATTTTTATAATCATTAGCTATAGCTTGTTTAGCGTTGTTTAATTCTCTAAAGGCTGTGTTTAAAGGTCTTATCAAAGACTTTTCAAAAAAGTCTCTATGTTTGTTTCCTTGTTCACCTTTGCCTATAAAGTTATATAACAAACCTACAAAATCTTCGTGTGATGGGGGTATAAAAAGTCTAAACTTACCTTTATCTCTACCACGTTTTCTAGCTTTTACAGCGCTAAATCTTTTTTTAGCATCAATACCGGTTACTTGTTCTAATATTTTATTAAAATCAAGATCTAATCCTTCGCTAAAATTAATCTTTGCTTGTACTACTTTTGATTTTATATCTAGTTGTTCAAGTAAATCTTTTACAGCTTTTACATTTGGCAGTGCGTCATCTACAAAGTACATGTCATTATAGCCTTCAGCAAACTTATTTAGCATCCAAAGAGCTTTTGCCTCACCAGTACTGTTACCTAAGCCAGTTATGTTTTTTAGAGGTATATCTATACCTTGAGTTTTTAACCAGCCATGTATTGCTGTATCACTTTCTTGCATCCTAGCTGTTAACACAAATACATTGCTAGGCCCATATTTTCTTATTTGATTTTTCATTTTTTGCAACAATGGTCCTTCAGTACCACCTCTTACATTTACAAAATCTTTAAAATCAAAGGTATAACCCTCTTCCATAAGTTGAGGACCTTGTATAGGCCATTGACCACTACTAACTTTTATAACATCATTACCTTTAGTAGCTGTTATAAAATTTTCACCATCAATAATTAATGTTTCATCAAAATCAAAAGTACTCATACCTCTTGATTTTGTATTCTTGTTGTAACCTCTAGCTTGAGTAACGGCTAAAGACATATTAGTTCTGCTTTGCACTTGATTATTAGTACCGCTAACTAATCCACTAGCATTAACATTAAAAATTGTTGCAAATGTTGTTTTACCATCTAAACCTACTATTGAATTAGGGTCAATACCAACGCCATCTGTAGCAACAACTATTTGGTTAAAGTATCTTTGCCACCAACTACCATACACAACACTCCAAGCATCTGGCATACGATAACGCAAGCTGTAACCTCTAGCTGTTCTTGCATTAGTTAATTTTTCGTCCATAGCTTTATCTAAAACTATTAGCTTGTAATTTTCTATAATAAGATCATAAGCAAACTTAAAATCAATACGCTCGTCTATTGCGCTTTTCATTAAATAAAGGTACGCTTGAGTTGCTGGCATTGCGTGCTCATTTTCTATTTTTTTACCATTAAGATTTTTAGAAAAACCTACAACTTGAGCACCAAGCCTGTGCCAAGACTGCTTGTCATTAGCTGTTAACTTTATATAACTACCTATAGCTCTAGCTGCTTTACCATCTTTGTCGTTTTGCATAGCGTCGTTAAAACGCTCCCACATAACCCTATGTATCAAAGCTACATCTTTATTCCATTGTTCAATAGCTTTTCTATCGTTTCTTTTTTCTTGCGTACCAAACATAGTTTTGTAGCTTTTTTTAACACTAAAATTAGCGCCAGCTACATTGGCACCAAATTTAATAGTATTGTCATTAGCTAGTTTTCGTAGTTCATTTCTAAAAGTATCGTAACCGGCTTTTTCTTTTGGACTTTTAAAATCACCAACTTTTTTACCTTTAGGTATATTACCTTTTTCCTTATCTTTTTGCTTATATTTACCCATTGAAAAATCACCGTAGTTATCGTGAGAAGCAGTAAACACGTCTGCGGTAACTTTTCCAGTTTTACTAATTGTAAACCAAAACTCTTTTGGCATAAGAGGAAATAAATCATTTTTTAATACTTCAAAAAACTTTTCTCTACCTTTTTCAGTAAGCACCGTACTTAAATCATAAGTAGCTTTTATTTTTAAACTTTCAAAAAGCTTGTCTATACCTTTTGTATCTAGTTCAAGGGCGTCTAATACTTCAACTATGTTATCAACTGAAACTAATCTTTCACTAAACGCTGCTTTACCTTGTGCGGTAGTAATGTCTGCAGTTTGTTGTTTTAAAGCTTGTTTTTCTACGGCAGGTGCAGCTTCTGTTTTAGCTTGTAATTTTCTCTGAGCACCAGACAATGACACACCTATTGATAAAGCTTTTGCACTACTTTTTAAAAATTGACCTATATCTCTATTGTATATGTTTGGCTCATTTTTAGCTGTTATACCTAAATCTTGTTTAAACTTTTCAATAGTCTCATCTGTTGGTGCTCTAAACTCTGGCTTTAATATTTTAACATCTGTTTGACTTGTTAAGCCTAAACTTCTACCACCTGGTGATGTTTCAGCATCTCGTTTAACTTTAGGGTCTTTACTAGTCGCTTTTGGATCTGTATAGTCTTCGTAAAAATAATCCATGACTAAGCCTTTTATACCAATAGCTCTACCATAAATATCTCTTGACACATCTATATTTTCACCAACTTTATTTATATCAGCTGTTTTTCTAGTAACGTTTAGTAGTGGTAAAGTTTTTATAAACTTAGCAGCATTTTCGCCAGCTTGAAAAACTCTTTGTATGCTTTGGCCTTCAGACGGTATTGGCATACCTTCTTCAACTTTTCTTACAGCTGTTAAATTAGCACCACCTGCCATAATTTTTTTAGCTGGCATGTCAAATATAATTTCACCAACTTGACCAGCGTTATTATCAATTACCTCTTTGTATGTGTCACCTTTCTTTACTTTTATTTTAGATTTTATATCATTAGACTTTGTAGACACAATACTAAAATCTTCAAACATATCTATTTTTTGCACAAACGTTTGTTGTGTGTTTGCTGTATCGTTTATATCACCAGCAAGATCTTTTACGTTTGGATCGTCAAGCTTAATACTGTCACGTATAGCTTGTATTTTAGCTTGTTCGTATATAGTGTCATCTTTAGGTGCTATATTTGTAGTTACAAACGTTGAAAACTTACCTTTACCTTCAAAGTATCTATCTATAAGACCTGGCAAATAAACAGACATAGTTGAAACAAGATTTTCTCTAGGTATATCACCTGCTTCAGGACTGTAACCTATAGCTTTCAAAGCTATTAAACTATATTGCTCTTCTAGTTCTTTATAAGCTCTATTATAGTCAGTGTCTTTTTCTAATAACTTAGGGTCTCTAATTGTTCTTTGAATTTTTTTGATTTGTCGTATTATCTTTTCAGGTGTTCTTTTTTGTATGCTTTCAGAAAATAACGGTTGTGCGTCTCTTTCAGGCACTGTGCCAGCAGCTATATAATTTCTAACACCTTTTTGAAAACTAGAAACGTAAGCAGCTACATCTCTAGCATCTCTAAATCTAAAAAAGTTTGACTGATTGCCAAAGTATTTTTTACTTGCCATATTGAAAAGCAACCTTAACGAAGTAGAAAGACTATTGTCTTTTTCTATAACACCGTAGTTTTGAAGCTCAGCTAAAAGAGCTGTTAGTTCGTTTAAACTTTTACCACTTCTTTTGTATTTATTAAGCCTTGCTTTAAAAGTATTGTATACTTCTTCAGTAAATTTATTATTACTTCTGTATTGGCTTTCAATATATTGTTCTAAATCTTTTACCGCTTGTTTGTTTTGCTCTGATATACCTTCGTCAGTAAGTAAGTTTATAGACCTATCGTTTTGGTGTTGCATTTCGTGAAATAAAGTAAAAGCAACAATTGACTTTTCAAAATCTGTAGGCGCAAGATTTAAATCATTGACGATGTTATCTTCTCTTATAATAACACCTGCACTACTTTCACTACCATAACTTCCTTTTGCAAATGAATCTTTTAAATCTTGAGCTTCGTCTTCTTTCATGCTACCATTTCCAACTTGCTTATCAATAAAAGCCTCCATAGACGCTTGATCTTTAAATACATTGTATTTTTGACCCATTGCATCTGCAAGCTTTAACGTGTTTTTATAATAACTATAATAGAACTGTGTAGAAGCTTTAATGTTCTCGAGATTTAAATAATTTTTTAATTCTTCAATTCTTGTTTTTTCTGGCGCGCTTCTTAAAGCGTCCATTTGCTCTATTATTTTACTCTTTTTTTGTTTAACTTCTTCTAGTTTATTTTTGTAAAAAGTAGGATCGCCATACTGAGACATATCAGCGCCATATGAATAAATATCTTGATCTAATGCTCTTAATTGTCTATCAAGCTCAAACAATTGTTTTAAATCTTGAGGGCTCATTTGTGCTACTTCAGCCATATCAAAACTAAAAGAAAGAGACGCTTCTTCTATAAGTTTGTTTTGTTCTTTTATTAGCTTTACAATTTCAACTTCAGTACCAGCGGTAGGGTCATAGCCTTGTAAATAATCTATTTCTTTTTGTATTGCAGCTATTTTTAAAGCTCTTGCTTTGTTTTTGTTTTTAGTTTGCTGTGTAGTACCAACATCATATATACCCATTGTTAAGTTTCTAGCCACAGAAGGACCTTGAATACCTAGCGTTGTTACTAAAACATTTAAATTAAAATCAGCGTCTAAACCTTCAAGTAAACTTTTATTATCACCACCTATTATATCAATAAAGTTATGAGTTCCTAAAGTAACACTTTCTTCAATATATTCAGTAGCCGCGTTAAAACTAACATTGTAACTACCTTTCATAAGTTTAGTTAAAGCACTTCCAGTAGCTTTATTAGCCATAGCAAAATTTCTAACATAACGCATAGTACCAAACTTTTCTGCATATTTAGCTACTGCACCATATCCAATACCAGCAAAAGCCAAGGCATACTCATTTTGATTTAAAGCTCTAGTAGCATCGTCTTTTATATTTTGATAAAAAATAATTTTTTCACCTGTTATATCTTCTTGCGCTAGCATTTTATCAGCAAGTTCAATATTTTTTACCGCACTTTTTCTAGCTAAATCTTGCCTGCTAAAATAACCACCACCTTCAACTGTTAAAAATGTATTTCCTAAATATTTAGTAGCTTGTGGTACTGTCATATTTATACCCATTTTAGCGCCGTAACTTATAACACCACCATAAGTCAGTGCAGCCGCTATACTAAAAGAGTTGTTTGCAAGTATCTCAGATAAAGCCTCGCCATAATTAGAAGAATTAATATCTTCCCATCTATAGCTAACAGGAAAAGCTGTTTCTTTATATTGCTTTACGCTTTCGGTATAATCTAACATACCTTGATTTGCATCTCTAAAAAAAGTAAATGATGTGGCGTCTCTACCTTTATACTCATTAGAATAATTTACAGCATCAACAACTCCTTTTTCAAGCGTAGCTAAAAGTCCAGTTACAAAATTAACTGACTCAGCAGCACCTATTTCAAGACCGATCATAGCTCTTGATCCAAAGTCATAATTTAACATAAGCGACTTTACAACTTCATCATAATTTTTCATACCAGAGTGTATACTCATGTATTGATCACCAATTAAATTAAGCTGGTTTACTTGATAGTTGTAAGAGTCTGTAGCACTTTGTTGAAAATCAGCTATTGTGTTAAGTTCTTTTACAATTGCTTCAAGATTGCTTTTGTAATCTGCACTTTTTTTATCTAAGTTTTCAGCTTTACTTTTTAACTCTAATGCTTTTTTATTTGTTTCAGATATTACTTTGTCGTAATTTTCTTTATCTGTTGTAAAGTTTTTTGCAGCATTTTCATATATAACAGTGTTGTGATCCCAAAACTGACTTTTAACTTTGTCAACTTCACCTTTACCTGTTATAATATCTGACTGCTCTTGTCTAACATCACCTCTTTGTCCAGCACTCATTACTAACAAATCTGCTTTTAAAGTTTCACCGTTTTTTCTAAGCTCAGCAGCTTCTTTTAACGCAGCCGCTCTTTGCTCGCTATTGTATTTGTACGGATAATCAAAGTTTTGCCTATCTATTTTTAAAGCTTCTAAATGTTTGTCGTAAAAATGGCTTGGATCAGTAGTTTTTTGATCTATTAAAGGCGTAGTTGTATAAGAATAATTAGCGTCATCTAACTGTAAACTAGCGTTTTTAGTTACTGTTGAGTTGTCGTCTGTTTTTAAAGATAAATAAATTTCATGAAGCTTTTCGTCTTCATAATAAAGCTGCGTTTTTTCTCTTAATTCATCGTTATCAATATTTGCATTAAAATCTTTTATCCTACGATTTTTTACATTTGTCATTGCTACATATAAATCTTCTTCTGAAACATTATTTAAATCAACTCTATTGTAAAATTTATACTTTTGATAATTTTCAAACTTTTCTTTTCCAAAATAATCTTGAATACGTGCGTTTTGCGACGTTTCTGCTGCTTTAAAACTTGATATTGGCCTTCCTGTAAATGGTGTAACACCTCTTATAGCTTTGCCATTTGGCATAGCCGTTAAAGGATCTTCATACAATATTTTACCTAATTCTTGATTAACTTCAGGATCGTACTTTGACACGTTGTTAGCAATATTAATTATTGTCTTGCTAATACCTTCAACAGTTTTATTATTTGAAACATCAACAGGCTGTTTTGTTAGTTTACCTCCAAGCTTATTAATATATTCAGACACGCTGATGTTTGATTTTTGAGCTGCATTTTCAACATCTGCTTCACTAAATACTATGTTATCATTATAAATATATGTTGGCATATTATTTTTGTATTGTGTCTACTTTAAATATAGGTAATGTTGTGTCAGCTTGTGCAGCTTGTGTTGAGTCTATTTGAGCTTGTGCAGCTTGTGTTGAGTCTATTTGAGCTTGCGTTTGTTCTTCTTTTTCTTCAGAAACTAATTTAAGGGCTTTTGCTATATCTGGATCGTTTTTAAATCTAAATAAAAGCGCTTCAGGAGATCCATCATCAAATCTTTTTTGACTGTCGCCAGGTATTAAAGTAGCACCATCAGCATAATCATCGTACATCCAAGCTTGTTTAGACTCGCTCCAACTAATTTCAGTCCCATCTATAAAAAACGACTCTTTATTTTTAAGACCTTTAATAGCTTCTTGTTTTTCTTTAGCATCCATGTAAAGAGAAGTATTATTGGCGCCTATTAATCCTAACTGTAATTTACCTCCTTTATCTGTTACAGTTTCTGTATTAACGTACTCTTCTTTAACAAGATTGTACATCCATGCACGCAAGCCATCTTCTAAATCCTGAGTGTTATTTGTACCGTACGCGTCTGCTAATAAATTTCGCTTCATCATTTTTATTTCATCACGTGTAACATCAGGATCTATTGCCTCTTGCTGAGCAATAAACTCAACGTTGGTAAGTTGCAAAATAGAATCTGATTTAGATGTTACGTATGTATTCCCATCGATAGATAAATCATAAGCTAAACTACGAACACTATTAAAACCACCATTTTTAGTCTGCCCTGCTTTTTCAATAATAGCATCTATTGCGGTTTTAGCTTGGCTCATTAAAAGAGGCTCTCCATTTTTTTTTGGAGTTGTGCCATATTTATTAATTACGTCATTAATACTTTTAAGCGCGTCAGCTAAAAAAGGACTTTTTTCTTTGTAGCCATTCATAAGATCGTCAATGCTAACATCCATATTCATCTCGTCGTCATAAAAGAAAATACCTTCATTTCTAAAAATAATATTTGCATTTAAACTACCAGTTGTGGCGTTAGTAATAACATCTAGCACTCTATTATAAGACACACTACCATTACCATCAGACATGTTATTCCTTAAATCTCCAGTCTCTGCTTTATTTCTTAGCTCTTCCCACTTAATTAAGCCTGCTTTATTGTTTTCTAAAATTGATTTTATACTGTTAACAGTTCTTGCGGCATTTTTATATTTTTTGCTACCAGGAAAAGCCGTTCTCATAATTTCGTGCGCAGCAGCGTATTCGTTTTTTTTATTTGTAATAAAATCTAAATTAGCTTCACCATACTTACCTTCAAAAATTTCTGATGGCACAGCTTTAAACATTTTTCTACCTTGCGATAACACTTCTTCAGCCACAGCTTTTTTAGTTGCCATAAACTTACCAATATTAGCTATAGCAGTCATTATACCGCTATAGTCAAATGGCTTTGGCCCCATCTGCGCCGCTGCTCTTATTAAATTTTGATCTGCTCCCATACTTTATTTATTTTGTTTTTCCAAAAAAGTTAGTAGTGTCACTCAAATTACCCATACCACCGCTAACAAATCCACTTGCAACACTACCAATAATATTACCCCACATAGCTTTGTTTGCAGCAATAGCGTCTTGTGCATTACCAACCATTTGCATTGACATGCCAAGCTGTGTAGCTTGTCTATCAAACTCCATGCCTTGTACCATTGCTTCGCCTTTTTGTTGTTGCAGCATGCCTTGTCTTTCCATGTTTTGTATTCTTGAAGCTCCTTGTGCTGCCATCCTTCTGTTTTCTGCTTCTTGTTGCCCTATACTAGCCGAAGCTCTTTGAGCTGCTATAGCGCCTTGATTTGCTAAAGCCTGTATATTACCAGCGTTAAACTGGCCGCCACCCTGTAAAGCGTTTAATATATTAGATTGACTTTGTTGTGTTTGCTGTGCTTGAAACTGTGAGGCTTGTTGGTTTACAGTTAAATCTTCAAAAGGATTTTCCATGTTTGCAAAAACATTTTCTGAAAAAGCATTTTTAAATGTAAAATCTTGATAAGATTTCATTTGCTCTTTATATTCTTTTTCAGCATCTTTTAATCTTCTTATATTTCCCCTACCAGCAAATAAATTTCCAAGAAACTTAGCAGGTGAACTTTTGCTAAGACTACTTTTTACTTCTTTATTTTTTATACCTACTGCCATATGTTTTGTTTTATTTATTTATAATTACACTTTTTATGCGTTATTTACTACTTTGTATAAACTCAGAACCAACTGAAAAAAGCTTTGACTCTGTAGTTGAATTATTTGTCATTTTAACTGTTGCGTGATACCCTGTTAAACCAGAAGTGTTAACAGCAGCGTCTTTAGAAAATAAAAGCATTTTATTATTTAAAGCGCCACCACCTATTGTGGTTGTTCCTACTTCAACTTCTATTTGATTTGTAGATGCGTTAATTGATTTAACCTCGCCTAAAGATGTTATGTTTCCTGTGCTTGAGTTAAAACCTCCAGAGGGCGTTAAAGACACATAATAAGCTGTGTCTCCAACACTCAAAGAACTGTTTATCTCACCACCAATTGTTATTGTTATTTCTGCCATGTTATGATACTGTTAAAATAGTGTCCAAGTTAATTGTTAACGTGTGATCTTGTAATCCAAAATTAGTTATATCAAGATCAAAAGCTAGCGTTGCGCTTCTACTACTACCTGTAAATGTAAGCGGTGTATTGTCGTCTAAAGTTTGATTAGCGCTTAAAGTCACGGTGTTTGTGCCGGTATTAACGCTATCTACATGCGGGGCTAGTGCTGCAGCGTTTATACCCCTACCACTAACAAAAGTTGTTGAAGCTGCTTTAATACCAGCAACGCTGTCTACGGTTACTACCCCGTCACTACCATCTACAGTTGAATCATTAACAAGCGTTTCAACAGGCGCCAACGTCACTGCATTTAAAAGATAACCAGTTGTTGTTTCGTCTATACCTAAAAGCTCAAACTCACAACCACTAATAGACCTACTAGTTTCCGATCCGCCGTAGGTAAAAGTAATACTAGCATCGTCTGCCATACCACCATCACCACCAGCGTTTTGAGTAACACTAACTACAATAGAGTTTGTAGAATCATCTACAGATAACACTCTTGGAGAACCAGTTACTCCAGTTCCAGTCATTGACATTCCAGAAATTAAACCATTTACATCATCAAAAACTACCGTTGTTCCAGCAGTTTGAGCTCCGTTTTTAACTTTAACAACGCTTGATCTTATATCTAAAACGCTCATACCGGCCGCGTTTGTAGTATAACCTCTAGCAAAAGTAAAAGAGTTGGCACTTAGCGACAAATCATACGAAAATTTTGTAGTAACTCTTTCAGTAGAGTTTCTTTCCCCAACTATAGTAACTGTTGAAGGTGGAAAACTTGAATAAGAGCCAGAATATGATGTTGAAGCTAAAACAACGCTTATTGTTATGGCTTTATACTGGTTTATTGTTAGTGTGTATAAGTTTTTATCTGTAGAGTCTTGTATTAAAGAGTTTAAGGTTGTGCCTTTTGAAAGCACTGGAGATAACTCAACCGTGTAAGTGTCATCTTGAGTTATAGCTGGAAAATTTATATAACCAACAAATTTACCTGTAGAATTTATTTCTTGACTTGTTAATTGAGTTGCTGTGGCTGTAAAAGTGTTTGTTGTAAAGTCGTACGTTGTGTCAGATCCAGCTGGATTATCTTTAGTTATTTTTAAATTAAATTTAGCCGTTACATCTCCTTTTACAACAAAATTTCTAACACCACCTGTAGAAATTAAATCTTCGGTATCTAATAAAAAAGATTTTATTTCTAATAAATTATTGTTGTGTATGTTCTTTGTTAAAGGTAAAGCTTTAGTTTCGTGATCAAAAACTATTGAATCACTAAAAGAATTAGTTGTGTTGAAATATTTAATTACAAAAACTTTTGAAGTTACTCTGTTGTTTGAATCTTTTGTAATTGTTTCAGATATGTCGTAAGAGTTTCTATAAGGTGTTTTAATTTTATATCTTGGCTGTTTGAAGTAGTAATAATCGCTAGAAGCCGCAAAAGTTATAGTTGCAACAGTAACTTGAGTGCCGCTATCAGGCGACAAAGTATATTTTGTTGTTGAAACAAAAGTACCGTTAGTTGTAGTTGCAGTAACGCCACTACCAGCCGATATAGACACCGTGTGGTTAGAGTCTATATTTATTATGCTATTTAAACTTATTGATAATGCCATATTAATTTGGGTCGTGTGATGTTATAGTTCCTAAACCTTGAACGTTAAACTCTGACGTGTCTAAGTTGCTTAGTGAAGTTGTATCACCTTTTATAAAATTAAACCATTTACCTTCTTTTTCTATAAACTCGTTAACCTGCCCACTTTGTTTGTCAGTAGTTATGTCTTCCGCATGCCAACCTGTTTGAGCAGTTAAGTTGTAATATTCTTCGTCAGTATAACTTACACCACCTTGAGTTACTGTAGCAAATTCATCAACCTTAGCTTGTGTACCTTCGTAATAAAGCGTTTTAAATGTTTTAATTACACTAGGAGCTTCGTTTAAAACAAAGGTTACATCTGAATCATATTGTTTACCGTAAAAATTATTACGAGTTTCATTATTGTGGTGCCACCATATTTTAGAGTTACTTGTACTAAATTGTTTTGCAAAAGTATAATAGTTATTTGCAACGCTAACACCTTGATCTGGTATATAAGACTTGAAACTTGTCCAACCTTTAACGGTTTCTTTATAACTAATAGTATAATCAGAACTACCTTTTAGTGTTAAGTTGTATTGTTTTTTGTTATTATCGTAACTGCCTAATATAGTTGTAGATGGTTTCAAATTATCTTTAAACCAGTCAGTCATGCCAGCGTCAGATATAGGGGTTAAACCATCTATTGATAATCTAAGCACTGCTCCTCTTTGTTTATCTGCAAAATAAGCTCTATAATTTTGCGAAGAAAATGACTCTGGATTTTTTGATATACCGTAATCTCCTGCAAAAGGAATTGCTTGTCCAAGCACGTTTTCTGTTGCAACAATATTTACATTACCGTCTGCATTAAACAAAGCGTCTTTATTAGCTTGTACTCTTAAAACTTTATCTTCACAAAGAGTTAGTAAGTCAGAGTTTCTAGCATAAAGCTTTTGAATACTACCATACTCTGGATTTATGTCTTTAGTTATTTTTTCTGCAGCAATAAATTGATTTGTATTGTTAACGCCGTTTTTAGAGTTGTATATACCAGAGTATATTAAGCCATATTTTCTTTGCTCTTCCTCATATTCTCCTTGAAAAGTTGTTGAAGCTCTAGGGTTTTTGTCTACTACAACTTGGTTAAAATCATCTTTTATTCTATTAGATTCTACGCCATTACCAAAACTATAACAATTAAACCAAGGCAATTCGTGAAAAGCATGGTGATCACCAACGCTTATAAAATCACTTGCTTCGTAATAAATATCTAAACCTTCATCAGTTTTAGGTTGAGTTTCGAATATAGCTGGATCAGTAGAAGGAATTTGATTTGTTTCGTTAAAATCAGGTTCGACAAACTCTATAAATTGGCTATTATCTTCGTCCATTTTAGTAGAGTTAACATTTGTTGTTGATGAACTTAAAGGATTATAGTTACCATCAAAACCTGGCGCCTCTTCTATTTCCATAGTCCAAGTTAACCTTCTATTTGTAGCATAGCCAAATCTAGCTTTTTCATAAGTTAACGACGTTGAAGCATGAACGCTAATAGGAGCGACAGGGCTAAAATCTTCTATTTTGTTTCCGGTCATTCTTTGAGCTGGAGCAAACGAAATATCTTGTATGCTAGTGTTTTGTGTCTTAAGATTATTCATTCTTATTACAGACGTGTTTCCGTTGTTATCCGGCGCACTTTTAGCTATTATAGCTGTTTGGCCTGATCCACCACCAGTACTTGGATAAATGTAAAGAGGGTGTGGCGTATGATTCCATCTTCTTTCAAGTCTTATTTTTTTAATTTCATAAGTTTTTTCACTACTATCGCCGCTAAATCTAAACTTGCTACCTACTCTTAGTTTTTTAACAAATTCTTTTTCTTCAATATGATTTGAGTTATTAGGATTACCAACAGACCAAGCATCTTTCCAAGAACTTACTTCGTCAATATCTCCAGCAGAAACGTGTTGATCGGTATCGTTCGCCCATATTTTACAGTAAGAAAGCTCCATGTAATAATTATCTTCAACAAACCAAGTATCAATATTGCCTTCTATATCTCTTTCTCCCCCTGTAGCTTGAAAAATGCCTCTACCATATTTAGAAGGATTGTTTGCTGTGTCAATAATTGCTCTTCCTTGCTCGTGATCCCAATAACCTGGATCTCTATATTTACCATTTATAGGTTCTTCTTGATCTAGCGGTTGTATACCTACGTAACCAACCCTGTCTATAAAAAAGTTTTTTCTTGTTGCGTTTAGACTACTTTGAGACATGTCAGCTTCTACTGTAGACCAAGAGCTGTAAAGCTTAAACTTTAAAATTCTTATCCATTTTAACATTGCGTCTTTAGATCCTCTAAACATATTTACTATAATAAATGGAGATGGTCCCGCAAGTGTGCCCGGCCAAATAGGTACTTGATCTATAACACCTCTACTAGGCGAGTAAGAGCTATCACCAGAATTGTCAAAATTATCACTACCGTTGTTAAATGGATATGGGTTAAAAATATTAGGAGTACCAGAATTGTATATATCTGTTTCTACTAAAATGTTAGTGTCTTGTTTTTGGTATCTAGTAGCGGTTGCAGTATCTCCAACAGCGCCAGCGTCTGAAGCGTACCAAGCTTGAGTTCTTGCTACTATACCCATAGCCTCGTCTCCTGATAATATTTGAGATAAAACATAATTCCTCAAATTATCGTCTAACAATAACTTTACAAAAAACTTACCTTCAAACTCTGGTTTTAATTCATCTTTTTCTTGAGCTATAGTTAAAACAACGTTAGTGTTTAAACTAGTGTTGTTCATAATCCAACTTGCGTCGTAATCATTTATATTTCGAACTAAATGTATAAAGTAAAAGTCTTTGTTATTAAACTCTCTTACAGAAACAGATTCTACCTCATAATATACAGTTGTGTTATTACCGTCTTTAAACTTCAAAAACAACCTATCAAGATTTTCTAGCTCAACACCATTGTCGTTATTTAAATAAAGATCTTTGTCAATAGCTAAAACTTTTTGGTCGTCTACAGGTCTATAATTAGAATTACCAAACAAAGTGTTAATACCAGCGCTAGAGTTTAAACCACTAGCTGTTGCTAAAACTTTTTTGTTTAATCTTATAAATTGAGGAGCTTCATTTTTAATAGCAAGAATCTTGTAAGTTGCAGATTCTTCAGTAACAGCTGTTCCGTTTATTTGCTTTTTTAAAACTAAATAATTTTCCTCGTCAACTTTATTTCTTTCAGAAGATGGAAAAGAAACCCAAACGTTGTCATCTAAAGACCTGTATATTCTATCTACAGCTAGGTTGTAATACTCTGAAGAAGTTTCTTTTACAAAAAATTTAAAAGTATGTGCAAAAGCAGGCGCTTCATTTTGTAATTTTACTTTTATTGAGTTTTGATTTGCACAATCAATTTTTGCTACTTTTAAAGATGCAGTTTCGTCTGTTAAAATTGGAGTTTGTCTTCCAAATTTATCTGCATAAACAACACCTACCTGATAATTTCTTTGTGATTTTATAGATTTTTTATTGGAATTAACTATTTTTTTACAGCTAAAGTTTGAAATTCTACCTATAAAATTATTAGTCGTGCTTTGTGATTGAAAACTAAATGTAGTACCGTTGTTAAAAAGATTGTCTATAGCTAAAACATTAGGAGTGCTTAGTGTAAGAACAACATCATATTCGCCGTCAGCACTAAAATCTTGTTCAGCATAAAAACTAGAACCTATTAGTCTTAATCTTAAAGAACCTTGACTATAGTTAGTAATTTTAAATTTAACCCTATAAGATTCGTTATTTTCTAAATCAAGATTTTGTTTTATTTTATTAAACCTTCCAACACCGTTGTCCGTGCTTTGCACAAAACCTCCTTGTAAAAAATCATTTAAAGCATAGTCTATTGACTTCCAACCACTGTCAAAAATCCAACCATCAACTTTGTTGCCAGAGCTATTATTAGTAGCGCTTGCTAAATTATTTTTTAACATTTCAGCAGAATCAAAAATTCTAGCGCTAACAAAAGCGTCTAGCTGTGGTTTTATAGCGTTAAAATTGTCATCTTTTACATCGTAGTTTTGCAAGTAATTTGCATAAACAACTCTATTACCTATAACGCTTTGCGCTAAAGCTTTTCTTGGAACTTCATCAAAATGTCTTAATATTTGATTTGAAGGTATAGGAGAATATATATTTTCAGAAGTTATTACATATCTACCTTGAAAAGCTAAACTTTTGTTTATAGTATTCCAAGCGTTAGTGCTTCCGTTTATAATTATGTCTTCTTTACTTATATTGTCAACTGTGTATATTATTGGTGAGTTAGACTCTTTATATAGTATGTCTATTTGAACAACGTCTTCAGGTATATCTGTTGGTATAAAATCTTTAATAATAACTTCTTTTATTTGGTTTACCATACCTTTGTTATAACCGCCAATAGTTTCGTAATTAAAATCGCCAGGTGCAAAAGCAATATCTGAAAAAGGAGATATTGTAGAATACTCACCGTCTGCATATTTCCATCTTACAGCAAATCTAACAAACTTTTCTTCAAATAAATTTTTTTCAACGTTTTCTAAAACAACATTGTAACTGCCTGCTCCAAAAGTAGCTGAAGCAGAAATATTTAAAATTAGTAGTGTTACAGTGTTACCATCAATACTTTTTATTCTACCTCTAGCGTCAAAATTATTTAAAGTAGGCGATATACCTTGCCCAAATAAAAGAGTGTCGTTAGATTTGTAATTAGACGTATCGTTTAATACAATTGTTATTGTTTCTTGAGCATTAACACTAGCAAAATTAAATTGAGAACTTGTTTCTGTAGTTCCAGATCTTACCAAGCTGCTTAACTCTATTACTGGAGCTGTTTCTGGATTTTTTTTAATAACAGTTATATCACTTTCTTTATAAAAAGGTGGTGAGGCTAAGTCTAAAGAGCTTAAGCTTGCGTCTATTAAATCTAAATAGTTTGAGCTACCAGATATAAGCTTTGTAGACGTGTTAACGTCATCAGTACCAAGAATACATCTTGGTATATTTATTTTTTTAGGCTCTGTGTTGTTGTCTGTCCAAAACAATAAATCATCTATAATGTTTAAGCCAGTTATTAATTTATTTTTATCAAACCTTAAAACACGTTTAGGGTGTTGATTATTTCCAAAACTAAAAACATTATAAGAGTCTGGTATATACCAAGAAAACTCTATCCAGTCCCAGTCTTTTTTTGTTACAGGAGAGTCTAAATCTATAGTAGTTCCAGATACAGTTATTTTTCTATATGTAGTTTCACTAGGGGATCCAACAAGCTTTACATACATACCTGTTGACAAATTAGAAGCGCTACTAACAGTGAACTCTGTATAAGTACCACTACCAGTCCAGTTGCTAGAAGACGGTGTTTGATGTTTTTCTAACCAAAAGTCTACAAACACAGGCGTTACAGTGTGCGTGTCTGCAGTAGCGTTGTAAACACTTTTGTATATCATATCTTTATAAGTAATTATAGCTGAAGACGGCGCTGAATTTGACCAATCATTGCTGCTAGCTATTAACCAATAAGCGGCATTATTAGACTCATCAGCAATAGCACCTACGCAAACTCCAGAATCAGAAATTACTGTTGGACTAGCAACCGGTATTGCGCTGTTACCTAATAAACTTTGCACCGTACCAACGTTGTCGGCATCAGATGTTGACACCTGTATATTGTTTGCGTGTGTATATTGTCCATTAGGAACTAATCTCTCATCAAGGTCTTTGTTCATCTTACCTTGAAAAAAGTTTTGCTTTATTTCCGGCATATATTAGTGTTTTATGTGCTTAGATTTACCTCTAAGTATTTGAGTTAATTCTTCTAATTTTATGTTTGATAACCTTAATTTTGCCTGTCTTACCGCGGCAAATTTTTCTTTTTTAAACCTGTTTACAATGTATTCTTGCACGTTAGCTCTTGTCGACATTATTGCATGTGCTATACACTTATACATTGCTTCTTCAGCAAACTTATGCACTTGCATTTCAGCGTCTGTACCAAGACTATCGCTTATGTATTTTAAAGCTAAAGTTTTACCAGACAAAGAAGAGCTAAAGTGTATTTTACCATTAAGTTCGTCTATATAAAAAGATCCATTATCTTGTGCGTATTGAGGGTCTATACCATATCTTCTTCCTTCAGCATGAAATCTAGTGTCGTCTTCGTAATCGTCTGTGGTAGTTGTAGGAGTGTGGGCTTTATAGCTTTCCCATGTTGAAGACAAATTATCTGTAGTTAAATTAGTACCGTCAGTAGTGTAGCTACCATCTACTCCTTGTGTAATGTCTAATGGATTTGAAGTTTTTATTGCAGGATATAATACGTGTTCTATACCAGCAGAATCTGCCCAAGTTATTTTTACATAGTTTACGTAATCTTGTGGTAATACCATTTGTAATGTAGCTGGCACTTCTATTTCTTGAGATTTTGTAGATTTAAACGTGTCAAAAGAAAGTTCTTGCAAAGCTCTTTGCGCGTGAAAAGCAACGTCAGTTCTTTTTACTCTTGGTATTATTTTATCTTCACCAACATAAGCTATAATAAATTGATTTATAATATTTTCTAGTGATGTAAATTGGTAAGTACCAAAACTTGATCCACCGTAGTAAGCGTGTTGAGTTTGATTGTCTAATAATCCCATTTATTTATTGTTTTTCTTGTTGAATACTTTTTTGCTCTTCTGCGGCTGCAGCTTGATATAACACCGAGTCTTTAATAGATATACCCGCTAATTGCAGTATTTTAACTACTAAATTATTTTCTTCAGACTTATGTAGCTCAAAGTTTTGCAAATCACCGGCTGCCGCATTGTATATAGCTTTGTTGACAACAACAGTGTAAGTCCATTTTACAGTTGCAGGTTTTGCTATATAATTACACTGAACTCTAGATGTTATTGATGTAGGATATATTTGAATTCTTCTTTCTCTATTTAATTCATTGTCACCAGCAGAGGAAAATCTTACGTAAACAGGTCTGGTTACGCTAGGATTTGTTAAAGGAGAATTTTGAATATGGTGTATATCGTTTTGATTTATTTTTTCTATTTCAACATATTTATTGTTAGTATCATAATAAAACACCTTACCGATTCTATAGTAATCAGGCAATACACCAACGCCACTTCCGTTGCTCATGTCAACAGCAGCTCTATATTTTTCAAAATGATCAATTTTTTCATTTAGTAAAGCCACTATATCGGCGTGTGCAGTGTCATTACCTGGAACTCTACTAAACTGATTTAAATCATAAAAATATTGCTCAAATATTTCCATTTGTGCTTGATTAGCAAATAGATTAAACTCTTGTGGAGTTATATATCCTCTTTGCTCTTTGTTAGCTATTGCTAATACTTTTTGATATACGTCGTTTATAATTACTGCCATATTTTTTTATTGTAGTTTGCGATCGCCCCGTAGAGCGACCGCTCCTACAGTTTGATTAATTTAATCTTTTTTCTATATTTGCATATATTTCCATGCCTTCATCAGTTTTAAACCAATGCGCTAAAGCGGTATATGGATGCTCGTCAAAAGGAACTGTCATTATAGGTCTATTATTTGATGCCCATAAAAAGTTTCTTTGATCTTGGCTTAAAGTAATAATACCAAGCTCTGTAGCTTTAATACCAAAGTTTCTAAGTTGAACATTATCATCAGTAGCTAACTCTAAGAATAAAGCAGGATTATTTCTAGCAAACACTAGTAAATCTCTTTTAAGTTCCTTAGAACTCATCTTAGATACGCTAGAACCAAGCTCAACACGTAATATAGCTTCTCCCATGTCAAGATCCATTTCTCTAGCTGCTAATATTGCATCAGCTTCTAATTCTAATATTTCAATTTCATCTGCAGCTTCAGCTTCTGGCTTGTACTCTGTGTATATAACATCTTTATGTGGGTGATACAAAGATAATAGTTTTTGTAAAACTGTTTTTTCTTTTTCTACAAACAAATTACCGTTTCTAAAAATAACATGAGCTAGTCTTTGATCTCCTTTCATTTCGTCAACAAAAGGTGTTCTTTGATTTTCGCAGTATTTTAATTCTCTTTCGTAACCTTTTTCTTCATCAAACCAATATACGTTTGAAGACTTTAGCATGTACGATATAGGAGTTTTGTTACCTTTTAAATTGTAAACTCTATCTTTTATTTCCCACTTTGGTTTTGCAGGTTCAACTTTTTTAGGTTTTGGTGTTTCAACAACTGGTGTTTCAACAACAGGTACCTCTACCTCTTGTGTTTTTTGTTTTTTTGCCATAATATAATATATAATAAAATTAATAAAAAGAAAGGGTCGAGGCCGAAGCC